AGACAGGTCCTCTGGCCGGCAGTCGTTAAGAATGTCCAGCAAGTTCTTCCTTATGCCCCGCATACGGAAGAAGGCATTCTTCAACGGCTGTCTGGTTATTTGCATCAGAGTAAGGTCTACCTCTCGGCAGATCTTACTTGTGCGACAGACGGGTTTGGACATGATGCGATTATCGCTTGTTGTGACGGTCTGAGGAAGGCAGGTCTCCCCGACTTCCTCTACCGTGAACTCCGCGAGTCCCTCGGAGTTGGCGATAAGCCTCATTATGTCCGCTACCGTCTCGACCAGATGTCTCATAGTCAAGCAGTTATTTGCCGAGAACGTTATGACGTGGTTGAGGGGTGTGTGGAGATACCCAAGGTTCGCGGCTCGCTGATGGGCACCCCATGCAGCTTCGCGATCTTGAGTCTCCTCAACCACTGGATGAGTGCGGGTCTTGGCCCTGCCAGGATCATCTGCGGCGATGACTTGGCAGCCGTGACTCATCAAGATAACGTTCCTTCCTATGCCACTAGGGCTAGTGATATAGGAAGCAAACTCCATGAGGGGAAGTCTTACAGGTCTAAGATAGGCTTTGTCTTCTGCGAAGCTTACGCGCTCACTTCCAGGGGTGGCGCCGATCTGAGGTCTTTCAGACCTCCGTCCCTCAAGGAGTTTGTTAGGAATGGTAATGGAGTCATGAGTCAGCATTCTGTGGACTCGGATAGCTTTAACCGCCTTGCACGTTGTGCACGCACGCTTTACAAGCGTCAACGGGTTAGAGCTATGCGTAAGCAGAGACCTCCTTGTCTTCCAGCCTTGCTCGGCGGCCTTGGCCATCCCTGCAAGGGGCGGCTGCGGGTTCCCCGCTGGTGCCGCGAGGCTATCAAGGAGCTGTATCTCTGTGAATCCGGAGCTTGCCATACTGAGCCCCATGACCCATCGAAATTCGTACGACCGCTTCAAGTTCCTGCCATTCCAGTTTCTCCCAAGGAATTGCGAATGGCCAAGCGTACGGTTGAGGATGCCCTTCTCTCCAAGAGGGTGAGCGAGCCTCAACCGGGGGATGCTTGGTTGCCTGTGAAGAACACGGCCACATATATCGCAATGTGCGCCAATGTCTTGTACTTGTACACAGGTAACAGGTTTAAGAAGCTTCGTACACAAGATATCACACCCGGGGTACAGAAATGGCCTAAGCCCTCGGCTGGCTGCCGAGGCGGGATCTTGTCCACTCACACAAGGATTCGTACAATCCTTGAGTGGGACAGGAGATCTCGATCTGAGATCGGCCATTACTACCCTGCTTCCTTTTCGGCGCATGTCCGCGTGCGAACACACGCC